CTGAATGGGTATCTGTTGGTGCCACTGCTGCTACTGGTGTTTATAATGATGCAACGGTATATGCTCCACTAGAGGATAACAAGATTTATCTTAATGGTACTCTTTCAGGAAGTGCAACTGTTAACACAGTTAACTATGGTTCGTTTGGTACAGATGAAGCTAACTCAACTTTAACAGTATTGAAAAATAATGGAAGTGGATCTCAAACGAAAATTTTTGGTTCTGGTAATCCTGGCACCAGTCATACTATCTCTCTATGGTTTAGAAGTGCTAGTACTGGTGATAATGGTATGCTTTTTTCAAAGGCAAATGATTCTGGAGACACTCAATATAACGTAGACATCTGGGATGGTAGTGGAAATAATCTCATCTATAATAATAATGGTGACGGATATAATAACCCATATGGAGGAACAAGTGGATATAGATTTAACCACGCTGATTGGAAACATTATTGTTTTGTAAATGATGGAAGTACAGCAAAAATGTATAGGGACGGATCACTAATAGGTAACTCAAGTTTCTATAGAAGTTTTGTAAACCATCAAGGATCATGGTCATTAGGTTCTTGGAGTGGACAATACTTTGGAAGTTACTCTATAAATAATGGTAGATTTAGAAAATTTGCAGTCTGGAATAACACTGCCAAAAATGCAGGAGAAGTATCCGCAATATTTAACGCAGGAATTTAAGTATGATTGAAAATTATTTTTCGTTACCTCTATTCATAGAGGTGAACGAGAAGTATGATTTGTTTTATGATGAAACTGAAAAAGCAATATCAGAAACTCGTCGAGAGGGTTGGGGTAATGATAAATTTATATCAAAACTAGTAAATGGTCAAAGACCAAATTTTTTAGAACATTTTAATCTACATTTGAAAAGGTATATTGAGCACTGTGCATCATCATATGTTTTTCAAACTAAATGGTCTTTTATAAAACCTGATACTGATTATGAAGCTGTGGTTGAAGAATCATGGGTAAATATAGATGGTAAAGGTTCATATCAACAAGCACATGTGCACCCACAAGGAATTATTTCTGGGATATACTACCATCAATGTGATGGTGATGAGGGGGACGTAGTTTTTTATAATCCGATCCCATATATACAGTATGGACAATTCCCAGAGAATGTCTATACTTGTGGTGGAGAACTTCCAATTCCATTACAAAAAGGAAAGTTACTTTTATTTCCTTCTTGGTTACAGCATCGAACAAACTGTAATCAAACTGATAAGGAAAGAATAAGTCTTGCTTTTAATATATCTGTGAAGGAAAAATGATTAAAGATGATCCAGCTCATTTAGAGTACGACCACCAACAGTCTAGACGAGCAGAGTATCCAACTCCAGAGGAATGGATTATTGCTCTCGTCCAGAAAGAGGTTGATGATGATTCTACAGAATGGGATAAACTTGTTGAACGGAGAGGTGAGGTAAAAACTAAATACCCACCTGCCGAAAGTATATAAATAAAACTGTATCTACCGACATTATAAATGAGTAAGCTTAAAGTAGATCAAATATCTTCAGTATCTGAAACTGGATCTCTCCAGTTGTCAGGTAATGTAAAGCCTGATTTCTCTAGTTCAAACACTGGACTAGTACCTCCTAGTGGAACCACTGATCAGAGGGAAGCTTCTCCTATGATGGGAAGTATTCGGATGAATACTGAAACAAAGATCTTAGAATATTATGATGGAACTAATTGGTTAGCATTTCAAACTACTATTTCTGCGGAAAGTCAAGTACTTGCTATGCACTATAAAATATATGGTGGTTCTTTAAACACCAGTAGTGCTGGCCAGCGAAACTACGTAGACCATCCTAGTTCAGAAATTACCTTTACTACAAAGGCAGCTGGAACATCATTTTTGTTGTATGCAGATCAATGTGGGTATCAAGCTGGAACTGGTTCTGGAGTTAATGTAGCATTTAACTTTAATGGTACAATGTATGCAGGCCAAAACGGTAATAATGGTGATACATGGATGGCAGCAGTTCATAGTGGCATAAGTTCAGGTTCATTTAACCTAAAGAAGATGTGGTTAGTATCACCTAACTTAGCAGCTGGAGCATCAGTAACTGCTTATGTGAAATGTGGACATTGGAATGGTAGTGGTAATCATTACTTCAACTATCCTAGTTACAGTCCATCATCTACCTTTGTTATAAAAGAAATAGTGGGGGCAGCATAATGGCAGGTCATGTATTTGCAGCATCTGGAAGATGTCTTCAGGTAGTTGTTAAACAATCAAACCTTTGGCAGTCTCCAACTGGTCAATCATCATATAACTATGTTGAGATTCCTAATACATCTAAAACCTTTACTATTCTAGAAACGGGATCATTACTCATTGTAGAAATGTATCACCAAGGATGGATGGGTGGTTCTAGTAGTGGATGTGATGGTTGTATTAAATGGAATGATAATTTACTAGGAAGAGGATCTAGTAGTAATGGTAATGGATGGTCTCGAAATGGTAATGGTGGTGATTCTTACAGAAGTTTCAATACCAAAAGAACCCACAATATAGATCATGGATTAGCAGCTGGTGCAAGTGTCACAATTTCAGCATATCTTGGTGCGTGGAATACTACTGGGGCAACTGTTAATTACTCAACATCATACAAAGCACCAATGATTTGGATTGCATCAGAATATAGTAGGAACATCTAATGGCTAGTACAGGAAGATTATTAAGAACATACGCAAAAAAATGGGGCAATTCTGGTAAATCCAATACCTCAGATTCTTATACAAATAGAGGTGGAGATCAACTTTACTTGGATAATGGTCAAAGTCAAAATTATTACGATTGTCCTGGCAGTCAGATTGATTTTACTACATCTGTAAGTGGTGGAGTTTATCTACTATCAGCTGACCCTCAAATTTACACTGCCAATCCTGGTGGAGGTAATGGAATTAACGTTGCTTTTAAATTCAACGGTACACAAGTTTGTGGTGTTAATGGAGGTAGTGGAGATACTTGGCAACGTGGTGGACATGGAGATGGTGACCATCTTGGTTGTTTTAGTATAGGTAGAATGTACGTTGTAACACCAGGACTTGCAGCTGGCGTTAATGTCAGTGCAAATGTTATGATGGGACATTGGGGTATTAGAATGTGGAATAACTATCCTAGTTATATGAATGTTAGCGATTTCTATATACAGGAGTTTGCTCCTAGTTAATTAATTTTTGAGGTAATTATGAAATACTTGAATGATGAAAGACCACCAGTACCGCCATGTCTTGCGGATGCTATTTCTTATCTGAGACCTGGTATTGGTTGGTGGACTGATATTAATGATGATATAATTTTTATGGATGTTAATGGTGAAAAACATCCTGACAATGAGTCATTACAATTAACTGAAGAAGAAGAAAAAGATTTCTTTGAGAATGCAAATATAGAATGGGAAATCCTCAAAGAGCAACAAGAACTAAGAAGATTACTACCACAAAAAGATAAATTAGTATATTATCTTTGGAAAGATATGCATGATGGTATCATTCCTGGTAAGGATGGTATGTTTTATAAATCTATCCACAGTGTCATTGCTAAATACTCAGAGGGCAAGGACTCTACTTTATATCCTTATGATTAATAATGTCAGAACTTAATGTAGGAAAATTAAACGCCACGACAGGAGTACAACTTCCAAGTTTTACTACTGCCAATCTTCCAAGCACGGGAATCAATGCTGGTTTTATGGCATTCGATAGTACCGATGGTGTTGTTAAAGTTTATAATGGAGAGAGGTGGCAGAAACTAACAGATGCTTCTATGACTGCTAGTGGTGGAGATGAGGTATATGATACTGGTAATTTTAGAGTACATAAATTTTTAAACTCAGGAACATTCCAAGTAACAGACGCTGATGGTGCTGCAAAAATGGACTTCATGATCATCGGTGGCGGTGGTGGTGGAGGTTGTTCTGATGGTAACTGTAGTAATGGTGGCGGTGGAGCAGGTGGTTGTGTATTCAAATCAGGAATTACTCCATACAAAGGAACATTCCCAGTAGTTATTGGTGCGGGTGGTCAAGGATATTATAATACAGATAGAAAAGGAGATGATGGAGGAGATAGTTCTTTCTTTGGATATATTGGTCTAGGTGGTGGCGGTGGTGCTGCTGGCGGTAGTGTTGACGGTGGACGTGGAAACAACGGTGGATGTGGAGGAGGTGGATCTCACCCATATTCAGGACCAAGATCAACTGGACTTCAACCAACGTCCACTAGTGGTGGATTTGGATTTGGTGGTGGTGCTGCTAACAACTCTTCTCCTGACTGGGGTGGAGGAGCTGGTGGTGGCATTGGTCAACAAGGACAAGATGGTACTGCACCTGTAGGTGGTTATGGTGGTGACGGAAAATTATTTGATATTGACGGAATTCAAAAATGGTATGGTGGCGGTGGTTCTGGTGCAAACTGCGATAACCCTAATGCAAGTATTAATCCTGGTGGATTAGGTGGTGGTGGATATGCTGCTTCTAATATCGTGGGTAATGGTGGTAATGGATATGGTGGAGGAGGTGGCGGTGCTGGCTATCCACAAAGACAAGCTGGTCGAGGTGGTAACGGTGTTGTTATAATTAGATATCCAGTTGCTACAGGAGATGCTACTGTTGGACAGTCATCTGGTAATCCCGCACAGAATGCTGCTCATGTATTATCTGTTAATGCTAGTGCAGGTGATGGACTATATTGGATTAAACCTGCAGGATATAGTGGTTCAGCACAACAGGTTTATTGTTGGATGAGTGGTGGTGGATGGATGCTTGTTGCATCTAACGATGCTGGTTCTTCTACTATACCTCAAAGTACAAGTAGAAATAACTTAGCATATACTCTAAGTAGGAATGGTACTCAAGGTGCTTTAGGAACTCCTAGTCCAGATGAAGATTATATTATGGGTGCAATGATAGATACTCTAAACTTCCAGTCTGTACGAGTTGTTGGATTCGGACGTGATTCTACTAACAATACTTACAGTTGGTCTAACTGGGGTACATATGTCGATGTTCAATGGTTACTATTTACTTCAGGAAGTCAAAGAAGAACTGATGATGTTTGTCCTAGATCTCAAGTATCAGTTACTGGAGAGTTAAGTTCATCTGCAGGATATTTCTGTCTTGATGGGGTGGCAATGGATAGTGGGTTAAATGCTAACTCCAACCAGAGTACAGTTGGTGGTGTAGGTGTTGCTAGTAATACTGGTGATCCTGGAAATGGATGTTATCTAGGTCATGGATCTAGTGAAGGATATTTTGAGGGATGGTATAGTAATAGTGGTAACCACAATGCTCAGGGGTATACTACATGGGTTAAGTAAATTATGGATAGGATTAAATTGAATAGAGAATACGAAAACAAAGACTTTAATTATTTTGCATACGTAGAAGACGGTCTAGTTAAGAATGTAATTACATGTGATTCTAGAGAGAAACTACAGGCAATTTTTGCACAGTCTCCACAAGCAATGGGAGCAGGGAGATGGATACAAGCATCTAAAAAAACTAGGATGCCATCTAAAAATCTTCTATATGATGAAGCTGCAAATGTATTTTACGGACAACAACCATTCCCTTCGTGGGAATTGGATAAAGAAAAGTGGGAGTGGGTTGCTCCCGAACCTATGCCAGAAGGAATGAATTGGCAATGGGATGAAGAAAAGAGAAAATGGATTGATGTTGATTGCCCTAACTGTGGTTGGGCATCTGAGGATGTATGAATTTTATAGAAGTATACGAGAACGTAATATCACCCGAAACCTGTAAAAATCTAATAACACTCTTTGAAGTCAATAAAGACAGACAAGCTAAGGGTGTGACTAGTGGTGGTGAAAATCCTAAACACAAACAGGATACAGAGATAACTATTGACTATTCTTTCTTTGGTCAGAAAGATTGGGGACCTAACCTACAAGAAGTAATTAGTGGGTTAGGTACTTCTTTGTCTGAATATAAAAATAAGTATTCGTCACAACATGGTGTTGAGTATGCAGGTATCAATGCTATAGATCCATGGAGTTTAGAAAAGAAATTTAATTTCCAAAGGTTCTTACCTGGTGAGGGATATAAAGTATGGCACTGCGAATCACCTAACGTAAAATACTCTCAAAGAGTATTGGTATGGATGTTATATCTAAATGATGTTACTGATAAGGGTGGAACTGAGTTTCTACATCAAGACGTGACACTTCAAGCAAAAGGTGGTACAATAGTAATATGGCCACCATGGTGGACACATTATCACAAATCACAAGTAAGTCCCACACAAGTAAAATATATTATGACAGGATGGATGGAGTATGACAGTTAAACCGTCTGGTAATAATTTTGTCTGGTTTGAATCTACATTGGCACCTTATGTCATTACAGGTTTAACTGCAGAATTAAAAAACTATGAAGATAACATGATAGAATCCCAAGTATCAAATGGGGATGTACCAAAGAAACTTAGGAATAGTAGAAATATGTGGATACCCCAGAACCATTGGGTAGCAGGTATGTTAAGTCACTATGTTTATGGTGCTAATAGAGAACATTGGCAATATGATCTTTCTTATGGTATAGACAATGGTATGATTCAATATACTTATTATGATAAAGGTATGCATTATAATTGGCATGTTGATGCATTTGTCAATCATAAAGGTACTGATCATGATAAACTTGGGTATAGAAAACTTTCTGTTACAGTACAACTATCTGATCCTGGTGAATACGTTGGTGGTGAATTAGAGTTTATGGATGCAGAACAAAAGAAATGGGTTGCTCCTAAGAAAAAAGGAACTGTCATAGTATTTGACAGTAGGTTGAGACATAGGGTAACACCTATTGTCAGAGGTACAAGAAGAAGTTTAGTGGGGTGGTTTAATGGTGCTGCTTGGAAGTGAACGTATTTCTCCATACAAGGCAGATCCAATATATCAAAATTTATTGGGAGCAGACTTTCCTTGGTATTATCAACCAGTTACTGTATGGACTAAAGAAAAGTATGGTACAAAGTTACCTCCTGAGGAAGCTCAGTTTACTCATATGTTCTATACTGACAATCAACCAGTAAGTAAATATTTCGATTTGGTTCAACCTATATTAGAAACAATAAAAGCTAGATCTATCATTAGAATTAAAGCTAATCTAAAACTAGGTTCTAAAAATGCTGTACCATCAGGGATGCATACCGACTTTGATTATCCAGACAGTAAAACTGCAGTGTATTATGTAAATACTTGTGATGGATATACTCAAATGGAAGATGGATCTTGTACTAAGAGTGACATGGGAAAAGTTATTTGGTTTCCATCTAACGTAAAACATCAAGGATGTACCTGTACAGATGAACAGGTCAGAGTTGTGATTAACTTCAACTATTTTTAATTATGCTTCCACAATTACAATTAATAGAAGATTTCTTCCCTATTGATTCTTTCATTGAAGAACCTCCAAAAGGTACTGGACAGTTTAGATACGATAGGTATGGAACTATAACTGAGGAAGAACCTCATATCAAAACTGCATACTCTAGGTATAGACATCCAAAATATACTAGGTTATGGTTGGGTGTAAAGAATATGTTGCAAGAAGTTTATGGGGAACGTCTATATCCAACATATAACTTTGATAGATTTTACTATGAGGGGAGTGTACTACCCAAACATAGAGACAGACCTTCATGTGAAGTAAGTGTTTCTTTACACATTGGATCTAATTTAGAAGAAGAGTGGCCACTCTACTTTGATTATAATGGTAGTGTGGAGAACTTTACTTTGAAGCCTGGTGATGCGGTGCTATATAATGGTGTAGAGATATACCATGGCAGAAACCAAATGCCAGGCGGTAAAGATAACTACTTTCATAATGTGTTTCTGCATTATGTGAGAAAAGACGGTGCGTATCCAGAACAGGCATACGACCGATTTAATGCTCAATTCAAAACAACAGGTACTTAGTATGGACGCTGAAACAATGGTGAAAGATTTCACCGATCAATTGAAAGAACAAAAAGCAACAATCGTTGAACTAGAAAAACAACTTGGCACTCGTAAAGAACAAGTGTTAAGGTTGGAAGGTGCAATAGAAGCACTTACCATGACACTCAAGAAACCAGAAGAAGATGGCACTGAAAAAGTCAAGTGATCTTAGACAACAGGAACATGTAAATTCTACACAGTATAGTACAGTCTTTGATGGTACTCTCGACACCTGCCCATGGAGGGTAGGTGATCTTTATGATGGTAGAGAGATTATATCCATTGGGTTTACTGAAAATGTTTATGGAAAATACTATCATCTTATTGTAGAAAGAGGTAGAGCTCATACTCGAATGAAGTTTGAGTTTGATTCAAAGCATGATTTGAAGTTCTGTAAACCTGTAGAAAAGATGATACCACAGCAGAGTGAGGACATACAAAAGTATCTCAAATTAACAGAGACTAATAAAGTCTAAATACAAAATTGACTTTTTGATTCCAAATAACCCGAAAAAATTTTTCGGGTATTTTTTTGCGTATAGGATTTGGGCTAAATAGATCTGAAGGATAATAGTGCCAAATTAGAATGAAGCGTGTAGTCGTCAGTGTAGCTAAAGGATATAGTTTGGATTCTGCTACTGCGGGTATCTTAAACGTATATGGTTACTTAACATATGTTGCATCCTATAGAAGTTTTTCAATAATAACTTTTGATTGCCCAGAAAAGTATGCTGATGGGATGATCGAAAAGTTAAGAGCTTTATCGGTTGTTAAAAAAGTCACATGGGACGAAGCAAAGTTCTCATGCGATCCAGTAGATACTGGTGCTTTACAAGTTTCTACTAGTGGATCTATAGAAGTAAATAATAGTGGTGAAACAAACGTATCTTCAAACACTAGAAACTTAACAGGAAGTGGTACAGGTACAATATATGTAAAGGTTCAAAATATAGGTGGTAGTAATTTCTATACATTCTCATCAAGTTCTGGCGGTACATATTCAAGATTTAATAACCAAACTGGTTTTGTACAAGGTGCAACATACATATTTGATCAATCTGATGTATCAAACCAGAACCATCCATTAAGATTTTCTTTAACTCCAGATGGTACACATACCAGTGGTGGTACTGAAATGACTACAGGTGTTACTGCTACAGGAACACCAGGTACAAATGGTCAAACGCAAATAGTCATTGGTGCAAACACACCATCTGTACTATATTTCTATTGTACAGTTCATTCTGGAATGGGTAGGTATAATGTATCTCCAGATAGGTTTGGTACAATTAACGTACATGACTATTGGCACTTAGATAGAGTTTCAAAACAAGACAGGCAATATTTAAACAATACTTTTAGTTACAATGAATCAGCTGATGGGGTTGATATATATGTACTTGATACAGGTGTTCGTGGAGCAAGTAGACCAACTGGTAACAACGCTGCTCTTCATCCTGAACTATATGATCCAGACTTTGTAACTGACCTGAATGGACTGTCGGAGCAACAGAACTATAGAGTATATGAAGTAACTGGATATACAAGTCCATATAGTACTAACGAAGATGACAATGGACACGGTACATATTGTGCAATACTTGCAGCTGGGCGAACAGCTGGGATAAGTAGGAAGGCAAAGATATATGCACTGAAGTGTTTTAACAGTGGTTTGTCAGGAAGTTATAGTGATATACTAGGTGCTTATCAGGCAGTTATAGATCATAATGATAGTGGTAATGGTAATTACAAGGGTAATAATCGCCCAGCTATAATCAATTCATCATTCGGTCCTACCATTCCCTCACAGACATATCCTTATGTTGAGTTAAATGATTCTGGAGATGACAGTGGTACTGACGAGGAGATCCTAGATGATATTGAAGGTACAATAGCTGGAACAAAGAACATCATTGTAGTCAGGTCAGCTGGTAATGGTTTCAAGAATAGTAGTGATCAATTCGCAGGTCCTATAGTTGGTAAGTGTATTGCAGGTACTAGAACTGCTGGTTACTCAGATAACTCTACAGGTGGTATTAACAACGTAGATACAAACCAGAATAAGATATCTGTTGGTGCTACAGAATATAATGATAGGTGGGCAGACTTCTCTAACTATGGTAATGGCGTAACTACAGTAGCACCAGGTGCTAGAATTCTTACACCAGCATATGATTGGACTGCAAATACTCCATATAATAATACAACAAACTATCAGACTATTGCAGGTACATCATTCTCAGGTCC